GTGGGAGATCGATGACATGAAGGAGCGTCTCCGACAAATCGAGATTAGCGATGCCGGGCAATCCAAGGATGTCGAGCATCTGACCAAACTCTCCGAAGACCGCAGGCGGGATATACAGAAACTTTTTGAGAAAATGGAGACTAAATGAGATGGGTGAACTTATTGCAATGTTCCTTACTGGAGGGGGTTCTACAGCGATGGGAGCAATCCTTAAAGGTGTGTTCGGCATGGTCTTTGAAAGTCGCAAACAAAAACATGATCTTGAGATGGCTCGAGAAAGCAGGGGAAATGAAAACTTTCTCAAACTACAAGAGCAAATCGCCAATTCAGGACAAGCTGAAACGGCCTCCAAGACGAGAAAATTATTGGCGACAATTGGGGTTAGTTCCATGTGTGCTTGTATTGTCCTGTGCACCCTCTTCCCGACTCAAGAATTGGTTACCTTCACCAACGCAAACGGAGACGGAAGAACAGAGTTCCTCTTCGGACTTTTATCATGGCCAGCAAGTCAAAAACCGATCTCAATTTCTACTGGCCACATCTCCCTTATGGGAAACCTCACGATCCTTCCGTGCATTTTGGGTTTCTACTTCGGGCCATCGCCCCGTAGATAATGATTGATCGAGTGTCAGTCTTAGGAATGTCAGGTACAGCGGCCACCTTCGGCCTGTCTGCATTTGACTCGGTAATTGGAATCGCGGTTGGCCTGGTGACCTTGGTTTATATGTCTCTAAAACTTTGGCAGGAGATTAAGAAGAAGTGAGCAGATACCGCAGTTACGGCAAACTAGACGATCCATTCGTGACAGAAGGGGATACCTTCTTTCTGCGGATGAATGCCCGCCTGCGACCTAATCAGTTAAAGCCTGGTGAGGTAGCTCTATCGAAGAATGGTCGCATGAATGATGACGGCACATGGCAACCCCGCAAGGGATTATCGACTCTATTCGGATCGATCACATCGGGAACAGATGCAATTCGCTTACCTTATGTTATCCAATCGGCATCCCGCTCATCGGGAGTGGTGACAATCGTGTTGGATGACACTCCGAGTTTATCCTTTATTCCAGGCGAAAATATAACCATTGCAGATGTTGATTCCTCAATCAATGGCACTCATGCATTGGCCTCAGTCAATTTTACCACCAAGACACTTACTTTTGCTAACGCTGGAAGCGATATCACTTTCACAGTACAGGATGCATCAGTCGGAAATACATCCGTCTGTTCCGCCGGCAATTCCATCGCAACGACTTTAAATTTTACCATTAACGATGATGGAGTAAATGCAGTTTATGGATCAGCAGTTTACAGCGATGCCTCATCGAATAATGACGATTATATTTTCTCGGCTACCAATAATCTTGCAGTCATCATTCGTCTGAAGGACTCAGCACTTTTCAAATGCCGGTACGAGGCGGGAGGGGAAACTGTGGATGGACCCGTAGGGATGACCCAGGGATTCGACAAGATGTTTATCTTCCGCTCCCGTAAGACCACTCTTTCAGCAAGCCCGGCACTTAATTCAATCGGTATATCATCTGCCTCCCAATCGGGACAGACGATTACTGTCAATACATCCACGAATCATGGGCGGGTAACCGGTGACTTTATCACGCTGACTAACCTGGGGAATTGGACTGTAAATCCGAATGACTGCTATCAGATTACAAGGATAAGTGACACTCAGTTTACTGTCACAATGGCATCTTCACAGACTGCTACCTTTAATGTATCAGGAGCACAGGCTGAATATTTTGAAGATTTCACTCGGGTAGATCGTGGAACTTATACAGCACCACAGTATCTTACCGATACCACCGCCACAGCATCTAGTGGAGTGGTGACAATGGATGTGGTAAATCATGGGTTGGAGATCGGAAATGAGATCACTATTAGAAATGGATCATCTCCGTTCGATTTATTTGTAAATCAAAATGCGATTGTTACCAGCACACCAACTGCTGACCAGTTTACCTTTAATCTTGGAGTTGAGGATGGAACAGCATCCCTTACTGCCTCCCGGCAACTAGCAATCGGAAAAGGATTCATCCATATGCCGGCGGCTCCCTGGGGACAGTTTCATCAGCGTAGGCTATGGGTTCCTTATTGGTTTACCTCGGACGCATCTCCGACTGATCGTAATAATCGTTCGGAGATTGTAGCCTCTGACATCCTTGACTCAGATACCTATGATCGAATTGGTAATCAATTTACTATAACCGCTGGTAAAAGCGATTTCCTAGTAGGCATCCAACCATTTACTCAGGATACTCTTGCGATATTTAATCGTAAATCGATCCACCTAATGACAGGCGTAAGTGGATCTCTTGCCGATGTAAAAACCAATGTGGTAACCACTGAGATCGGGGCATCTGCCCGTAAGTCAATCGTTCAGGTGGCCAATCAGATTCTGTTCCTTTCGGATCAAGGAATTTATGCTGTGGAATTTTACGATCAGTATCACTTACGGGGTACAGGCACACCTTTATCGGAATCCATCCAACCATTTGTCGACCGAATAAATCAGGACTATGCCCACCTCTCATGTGCCGTCTATTTCGACTCGAGGTATTGGCTTGCAGTTCCATTGGATTCAGCACCTGGGCGGGGAGATGCCACTAAGCTCAATGCGATTATCGTATATAATTTTATCAACGGCGGATTTGAATCCATCGACCAGGTAAACTCCACTGAGTTTGCTATCCGCGATTTAATAGTTGCCCGTGAGGGAGCACAGAACGCTCTATATTTAACGACCGAAGAAGGTGGCGTTCACAAGGTAGATGGTTTTGAGGGGGGCGATGTTGTTTCCCTAACCGCCGGGCAGGCTCAATCGGAAACAATTCCCGTGGTCAGTCAGTTGACCACCAGGCAGTACGATGCTGACTCAATGGATCGTAAAACCTATAGCCGAGCCGAGCTTCATGTAAAATCGAATACGGGCTTTTCGACTGATGGTAATATTCAATTTATCACCGAAGATCCTGACTCTACTACCCAATCAACAAGCATATCATCCTTACTCGGTAGTAATCTCCCTGACTCAGAAGAGGCATCGGTAAGGCTTAGAGTTAATAAAAGAGGATTCGGAGTACAGGCAGACTTTCAACCAACCAATGGCAGACCCTATCTTCGGTCCGCCAAAGTGGACGCTAGAATTACAGATCGATCCACCACATCAGTTTCATAGGAGAAATAAATCATGGCAGTATTACAAACAGGACAATCATTCTCATCAGGCGATCAGGTTACCGCAACTAAGTTGGAAGATATAGCCAACTTGGCAACCTTTCGAACAGGTGCGAATCAGACCGCAGATGATTCCACCATTCAGGTCGATGGATCGGGTGGATATTTAAAGGTTAAATCGGGAGGCATTAGTTCCAACGAACTAGCGACTGACTCAGTCATTACTGCCAAGATACAGGATGGAGCAGTGACTGCGGCCAAGTTGGATACTGGGGCAGTCAGTGTCCTTATGCCTACCGCCACTGTTCTGCCTTATGCAGGTTCGACCGCTCCAACAGGGTATTTAGTATGTGCAGGCCAATCAGTTTTAGTCGCTGACTATGGTGATCTCTATGATGTGATTGGGTTTACCTATGGAGGTTCAGGGTCATCTTTCAACCTACCCGACCTTCGAGGTCGAGTCATTGCCGGTCAGGACGACATGGGAGGCACTTCAGCAGACCGATTAACAGGTCTATCGGGTGGCTTAAATGGTGATAATTTAGGAGCCACAGGTGGTTCTGAAACACACACCCTCACAGCATCAGAACTTCCTCAACACACTCATACTTTTAGTGGCACAGTCAGCCGAGATGGAAATTCCGCTGGTAGTCCCACTGAAATTGTGATGGATGATGATAGTAATCTGACAGCATCAAATGTCACTACAGCTAATGGAGGTAACGCAGGCGACCAACCACACAACAACGTCCAGCCAACCATCATTTTAAATTATATCATCAAAACCTGATTTATTATGGATATCTTCGACAAACTATTTAACCGGGAGCCAAAGGCAGAACCAATGCCTGACCCTAACATGAAACGAATCTCTGAGATGTCAGGCAGGTTATCGGCACAGGATCGTCAACTGCTTGACGACATGGTTTACCTGCAAGAATCTCGCAGTAAAATCATGAATCCAAAACCTCCACAGGGCGAGAAGTTGGCCTACATTAATCCGATGGAGGAGGAGATTCTCAGAAACTCGGGAGCATCAGTTCCCACCATGACTCCACAGGGAGTTCCATCCTTTGCACCCGATGATCCTCTGAAGCAGGCCGCCTCTCTGCTTAACTCAGCGGCTCCACAGGGAGAATCGCTCGCTTACATAAACTCCGAAGAAGCAGAAATGCTCAAGGATGCCGGTGGAGCAGGGGAGCCGGTCAACAGTTCAGGCGTTCCATCGTTCTTTCTCAATAAACTATTTGGAGGAGGAAAAGCACCTCCTCCCATGCCTAAACTAGATGTTGGTAAATCGGCTCGCGATTATGTCAATGCGATGTCTGACCCTGCGATTCAGGGTAAACTTTTACAGACTCGTCAGACATACGATCCTCAGTATCAAGACTTGCAAATAAGCCTCGCCCAGCGAGCCGCTGATCCTATGGCACAGCTTGCAGAAAATCAGGCCATGCGAGCACAGGAGTTTGGCAGTCAAATGGCCGAGCGTCAGGCTGGTTCTGATATATCGATGATTAATCGATTTGGTGCTGACATGACTCAGGCTTATCGCTCATCCGATCCGCTCATGCAGGCTCGCGTGGAACAGGCAAATCAGTTAGCCGACCAGGCATTTAG